TTCGAAATGGTTTCCTTGTGAGTTTAATATTTTCAATGTCAAGTATAATTGTGCCGAACAATTTATGATGGCACAAAAAGCTATCATGTTTAATGATTTAGATTCATTTAACAAAATTATGATTGCCACGAATCCATATGATCAAAAAACAATTGGTAGAAATGTCAAAAACTTTAATAAGGTTCAATGGGAAGAACGCGCTAAAGATATTGTAATTGCGGGTAACTTAGGTAAGTTTGGTCAAAATAAAGAGTTACGTGAACAAATGCTATTGACAGCGGATAAAAAGTTTGTTGAGGCATCCCCCACTGATAAGATATGGGGAATTGGAATGGGTTTAAGTGAAATTGAATCATTAAATCCCGAAAAAATAACACCTGATATGTGGCGTGGAACCAATTGGTTGGGTGAGTGCTTAGATTACGTAAAGATGAAGTTAACGTTAGAGTAATTCATACCTCCCACCATAAACAATTATACCAAGAGGTATGAGATATGAATTATAAAGGTAAAAATAAAGGAAATAGGAAAAGAATTTATAGACGCGCCTATCGTTCAACGGACAGGACAGGAGTCCTCTAAACTCCTTATGGGGGTTCGATTCCCTCTAGGCGTACCAATCAAAGGTATATATGATAAAATATAATGACGTTTTAGTTTTAAATAGAAGTTGGTGTCCTGTACACATTGTAGACTATAAGAGATGTATGGTACTACTATTCAATGAGTCTGCACAAGGATTAACCCATGATGCTGCACCTTATGGTATTAAAGGTTGGTTAGAATATTCTTTAACCCCCCATCCATTTAAGGATCTACACACATCAAGTCGTGCAATTGCATTACCTGAAATAATCACATTAACCCGTTATGATAAATTACCTAGAGGTGACGTTAAATTCTCTCGTGAAAGTGTATTTGCTCGTGACAAATATCGTTGCGGTTATTGTGGTAGGCAATTCCAAAGGGGATCATTAACTCTTGATCATATTATTCCTAAATCATTAGGTGGTAAAACTACTTGGGACAATATTATATCTGCTTGCGGTGAGTGTAATGCTCATAAGGCTGATTTACCATTACATAAATGTGGTATGACCCTAAAAATCAAGCCACATGCACCGCGATGGATGGATCCCATTCGAAATCTATATAAGAAAGGCCGTGCTTGTAAAAGCTGGGAACATTTCTTACACAGAATTGACGAGTATCAAATGAATGAAGAAGATTAAAGAGAAAAAAGAAACTCCAGATTCGTTAGTATTCTATACCCCTAAAATCATGAAAGATGAAATTAGGGTTATAGAAACTCTTCGTGATTCTATTAAGAAAAATACGAATGAGAAAAAGCGGTTAACCAAGATTTTGAACATGCTTAAAAGGCAGGTCAAACTTTTATGAAACATAAAACAATACCGGTACAATGGTTAAATCTTTTAGTATATTGTCTCCACGATTTACGTGATTATGGAGTTGATGTAGAATTATGTCCTACAACAAAAGTTAGAACTGATAGCGAGGATGATTCTTGGAGTCGTGGATTTTGGGACGATAACAATAATAAAGAATTGGTTTTAAAATGTGCCACTAAAAGAGAACCAGAACAATGGTTGCCCGTATTTGCTCATGAATATTGTCATTTTAGACAATGGCGCGATAGATGTCAAGTATGGCACGATAATCGCAAAATAACTTCTGCTGAGTGGTCTGATATATTACATAACGTTCCTATGAAAAAACAACGTCTTATAAAGGTAATCACAGCTGTTAGGAATATAGAATTAGATTGTGAAAAAAGAACAGTAAAACTGTTTAAAAAATTCAAACTACCCGATAGTTTCATTAAAGAATATATAAGGAATGCTAATGTCTATATATTCTATCAAACATATTTATTAGAATATAGAAGGTGGTATAGAAAGAAAGGTATTCCCGTTCCATATGAAAACCCCAATTTACTGAAATTGGTTAATACCACTTTTTATAAAGATTATGATGTGATTCCATCTAATCTACTTAAAGCATTTCGAAAATATTATCCTACATTAACAAAATCTAGAATCTATTGATTTACATAGATAATAGATAAATAGTTTCGAAGGAATAATATGAATCACGTAATAAAAAATACTAATCAGCATGTTGATGTCAAAAAGTTTGGTGAAAATTGGGATTTAATATCTAAATCAAAAAAGAAAAAATATAAATCGCGTCAGGCTGCAAAAAAAGAAAAATTAGATTATAATCCCTTTAGTTTTTTGAAATATTAGTGTAATTACAGCACACGGGGTAAATAATATTATGAAAAAAGGATTAATTACTCCCAAAATTCAAAGTATAATTGAATTAATTAACAATGATTATACTACAGGCGAAATAGTTAAAATAACTGGTTATATACCTGCTTTAATTTCATGGACCCGAAAAAAATACAATTTACAAAAAAGTTCCAATGCAAGAAATAATATAAATGTCTTAGATTGGAATAAATTACAGGAGTATTATAATAAAGGATTTTCAAGAAAGGAAACGGCTTTAAAATATAATATATCATTAGGTACAATAAGTTATGGTGTAAGTAAAGGCCTATTAAAAACACGTACTCCAAAAGAAGCTTTAATTAATGAAAGACAAAGATTTCCAAAGGGAAGAATAATTAAACTTTCTGATAGTGCTAAACATAAAATAAGAATTTGTCGAATAAAATATATGCAAGAACATCCTAAGCAAACAGCTTGGTTTAGAAGATCTTCACATATGTTAAGCTTTCCTGAAATTTTATTTATGAATGAATTAAATAAAAGAAAAATATCTGGATGGTGTTATGATTACAATAATGGAATATACAAATATGATTTTGCCTTTCCTAAAATAAAATTAGATGTTGAAATTGATGGAGGATGGCATAATAGTTTTATTCAGAAAGAAAAAGACATTTTAAGAGACAAATTTAGTATAGATAATGGTTGGAAAATTATAAGATTTCCAGCTAAAACAGTACTTAATAATGTTAATAAATGTGTTGATTTGGTAGTAAAAAATTTAAACAATACTGTCCCCTAGTATAACGGTTAATACACCAGACTTTGACTCTGGCTATATCTGTTCGATTCAGATGGGGACAATTTTATAAATTTAGGGTAAATAATGGTATGATAACTATTAAACAAGATAAAAAAGATGGCCGCATCAACCTTGTTGCATTTGATAAAGACAAAGTAGTAGGTTGGGTAAAATTGTGGACTTGGGAAGAAGAGCGATTCGATTGGATAATTGCTGTTTATATTCGACCTGAATATAGAGGTCAAGGTATTTTTAGAATGTTAATGGATGCAGCTAAAAATTCTACTCCTAATGATTTGGCGCTAAGAGTTAATCCCTATAAAGATCAAGAAGGACAAGATCCAACTGAGTTGTTTAAAAAGTATCAACATGTTGGGTTTATTCACCTCCCTGATAAATCCATTAAAAATATGTATTTCATCAAAAAGAAAAGGCCTCAGGAAACAACTCCTGAGGCCGGTGCACCTAAAACTAGATTAGAATTAGATGGGTTGTAAATAGTCACTGCGAACGAAGTTTCCTGCTTTCTTAGAAACGATAGGACGAACATAGTAATATGTCTGTCTGCGTTCGTTTACATAGGAATCTTTGCCAATAACTACTGTTGTGTCCTTATGGACGGCGATTTCTCCTGCTTCGAATTTTTTCATATGTTATACCTTTCTTATTATTAATATAACATAGATATCATAAAGTTCACGCTTGTATTTTACTATAAAATCCGTTAATATATACATATGAGAATTAAAACTAGAGATATGTATGCTATAGTTGCTGGTCAATATGGTGGTGATTTTTTAGTGTTTACCCATGATCTTCCTATTAATGGGATTTATAATACTATTGTCCTACCTGATTTTACAACCCGTGAAATTAAAGCTGAAGATATAGAAAGTGGTATAACTTTAAAGGTTCTAGATAAAGTAGAACGTTTGAAATCGTCTGTATTTAAAGACATATTAGCTGAAGTCAATTATCGTAAAGAATTAGAAAAGAAAAAAGAAATTGAGGCACTAAATGAATATCATGATCGACGGGAGCAATTTACTTCACAGGACGTATTGGATAGCAAAGAACAACAAGAAGGAGATTAGTGATATTTCGGAATTGGAGGGTTATTGTCTTCATCTATTCCTCAAGTCTCTAAGATCTTATGTTGAAAGATTTCTACCTGACAAGATTTATATCTGTTGGGATAAAAAGGCTAAATGGCCTAGTACTAACTTCCGCAAACTATTAATGGAAGGTACCTATAAAGGTAATAGAGATAAATCTTCTTCTGAAGAAGTCTTTAAACAAGAAGAAAAGTTAGAACAATTAATTACAGCATTAGGAATTCCTTCTCTTTACCCTTATGTAATGGAAGCTGATGATATTATTGCTTGGCTTTGTGCTACACATACCGATAATGTTATTATTAGTGTAGATCAAGATTTTCTTCAATTAGTTGATTCTAATACCTCTTTCTATAATCCTCATAGGAAAATGCTAATTACTCCTGCTAACTTTGATCAAGAAGTAGGTGTACCCCTAAATGCCTTTCTATATTATAAAGCAGTAATGGGGGATTCTTCTGATAACATTCCTGGATTTCCTGGATATGGTAAAGTTAGAAGTCGCAAATTAGCAATACAGCTAGCTGCCAATAATGGTGACCTTAAAAAACTAAATCTTGCAGATAATTATTTTAATATCTACGAGAAAAACATAGCGTTAATGAACTTAAAACAAGGTTATAGCGTAGAGCAAGGCGAGCTCGAGCACTATAGAACACAAATGTTTGCTTTAAAAAATATTCAACCTGATTTTGACAAATTTTCACAATTATGTACAGAATTAGGACTAAATAACATTAAAGACAACATATTAGATTGGACTGCATTGTTTACATTCGATAAACCGTTGAACATTGTAGACATGTTGGGTAAATAATTATTGGAGAAAAAATTATGTCAGAATATATAGAAAATAGACCAATTGGTTGCAATTGTTGCGGATATAACCCAGTTTTTGGTGTTGAATCACAATTTGAGAACAAAGGTACAATTATAATTGAATGTAAGTGGACCTGCCCTCGTTGTGGTAATTTAGTCCGTTTGGATGAAAAAACAATAGATGCAAAAAAAGAGGATTAATAAGAAACTTCGTCTGAAGAATTTTGAAGAGTCATTGAGGGAAAGTTTCACCACAATGTCTGGTATGCCACAAAACTCGCGTGGTTATGCTACCGGCATGTCCTCAAGAACTGCATCTAATACTATAGGTACATTACCACAAGGTGGTGGTAAAACAGGTCTTAAAGGAACAAGGGGTGATACAACTGGTTATAACATAGATCAGATAAAAGACCTAGAAAGAGTATCTTCTAAAGCCCCTCCACTTTTACCATTTCCATTAGATAATATATTTCAAGATTTAGTTAGTGGAATAAGATATATTGAAAATGTTGAAGACCAATTAAAAATGGCAATTAATAACAATATAACTTTACCACCCGAGAGATTAGACCTTTTAATGAAAATGAAACGAGTGGTTGCCATTTGTAAAATTCATTTAGCTGATGTTGGTAAACATATTGAAACAATCAGTATAGACGACGAAACAACATAGTTGATTTATACGCCCTATTAATAAATACCTTTATGGATATAAAATCGTTTAAAACAGGGGACATGAATATAATGTCCAAAATAGTATTAACAAAGTCGGAAGCAATAGGACTTTGTTCAAAGAATTATTCCAGAGTCAAAAAAGGTGTTCTTGCCGGATTAATAGAAGAGCTTATGAGAATACCCGAAATAGATAAGGCAGTACAAACTAATAATGTTATGCCTCGTGGAAACAAAAAACCCATTAATGTAGAGGAGTTAAAAAATGAAGCAATTCATCTGGCAAATTCTTAAATCATTATCTATTACATTATTAGTGTCAGCTTTATTTGCTGGTGCTGTTATGCTACTTACACAATCTTGGTTGGGTTTCTTTTCAGGGCTAATATTTGGATTTATATTTCAAATAATAGGATTTTATCTTTGGAATAACTATCTTATTGCTAAACAAAATATTGCAGAACTGCAGTATCAATCTGTTGCAGCCGCACAAGCTGCTACACAACGAACCCTATTAAAGTGCTCTCATTGTAGAGTAGATAATGTTGTGGATATTCTATTAGATAGAGGTAATGAATTTACTTGTAGAACCTGTGGGGGAAAAAATGTTGTTATGATTGAATTTTCAACGGCTAGTAAAACAGAAATAATGGAAATGCAACCGGCCGAACTTTTTGCTCCTATTGAAAGAGAACTTAATAACCCCATAGAATTTAGAGGATAATATGATACCAGGCCCTAATGAAATAGATCCAGACATAGTAAAGATGTTTAAGGATAAACCAAATACTGCTATGATTAGTCCCCCAGTAGGATCACAACCTAGTGAACCACCAAAGGGTGATGAATTAAATCCTCTCTATAGGCGAGTTTGGGTTCAAGATTTAGGATTACTTAAATCATTTGATTATGGTGTCAATTTAGGTAGGGCAAGAGCACCTAATAATATAGAATTAAATGATATTTTTACCAGTTTGTTAAATGCTATTAAACAGATAATTGATGTTGAATTATCGTCAATAAATTCATCCGGTAAATATAAAGAAATTTATGCGGCACTTAATAGCTTATTCATAATACTACAAGATAAATGTATTAGTGAACAAACACCCGAAAGAAAAATTAACAACATGAGAGTACTAGCAGGATTACATGGTTTCTTAGTATCCTATGTCAATTCTGTTCGTAATATAAAATGAAATACTTCATCTGTAGTAAATGCGGGAAGAAAAAACTAACTAAACCACAACGTTATAAAAAGATTCTAAACGAATACGGTGGTAATAGGGACTTACTAAAGGCAAACTATGTTTGTCAAGATTGTAAGTTCAAAGCGGCAAAACGATGGGTTACTAAAAAGTTTATGCCGCGATCAGCTCCAACCCGGGATATAGAACATACTGAACCTTATAAAAAACTAGTTCAAGATTTAACAATTGGTGCATTTACTCTTCACCATAACGGAATTCAACATAAAGAATGCAGAGATATATTTTATTATGATGTAAAGCAATTATTAGCTTCTCATAATATTATTGATTTCTCAATTAATATCCTTGATAATAAAGTAGTATCAATAACGATTAGAGGTATCCCATTTTTAGGCACGCACGACATAAAATTAAAGGAATAATATGACAAAAACAATAGGGTATGAAAAAGCTGGACAAATGCTAGATTCCATGAGTAATTTTGAAATTGCTAGATGGCAGGCAATGATGGACGCTGTTGAATTAATAAATGAAACATGCCAAGAAAGAAAAAAGGATTTTAATGCAGTAGACATTAAACCTAAAGCTATTGAAAAATATATAGAATCAACTTGTGACATATATTGTCGTAATATAGAACGTCAAAGAGAACAAGAAGCTGTAATAAAATATAATCAAGAACTTGATATATTGCCTAAGTTGGTATCTGAACTAAATAGTATAGAGGTATAAATGAAATATATTCCAGGTTTTAAATTCACAATTAACGGTACTATGGGCGGAACTAGAAATACCATATTCAATAATAATGGTCCTAAGGCATTTATAAAAAGCCCTATTGAGGGATTAGAATTAAATACTCCTTATGAAGTATCATTCATTAGACCCATTAAAGAAGATGGTGTTATTACAAGTGTAATTTATTCCTTTGTACAAGTTATTAAAGGACGTGGCAAGAAAAGTATTGATGTTGTGTTCAGTTCTATAAGAGAAGCTGAAAATGCAATAGATTCAGTAGTGGTATCACCTAAAGGAAATATTGTTGATAAAGAACCCGTAAGTTCAAATTTGCAACAACGTCTTCGTGAAAGAACTCCATTATCTTCTAATCAAATTAGAAGTCACCGTAAGCGTTAATAGTTACCATAAAGGTCGGTATTATTACCAGGAGCCCTATCATAGTCCCATACACGATCAGAGTCGTCTTCGACATTCTGGTCGTATTTCTTTTCAGGTGATGGATCTTGTGTTCCACCAGGTTGTAATCCAATATCTTTCATTTCATCGGATACTGTTTGATTTCCACATTCAGGACCAATACCTGGTTCGTAACTGTAATCGAAACGTTTGCAATATAATATCCAAACATAATGACCCATGAATACGTTATATCCTTGTGTTACATTATCGTCTCTTCTTTGAGTTACTTCAAATAAATATGGACATCTTCTAATTTCACCAAAGTTTAATGTTTGACAAAATTCTCCACCACAAGTATATCCTGATGGACTAGTAATAACAGTTGAACTAGTTGCACTGACTGTACTGAATACATTTTCACAAACTTGATCTTGAGTTAAAGGATATGCTGATGCTTCTGCACTATAAGCATCACCACAAGCGCCTGGTCTATCACAACCCCATTCAGATAGTCTTATAATGTCACCGGATTTAGGCTCTGCAGTTGGACCATATTTATCAGCATAAATTGAACGTGGAATAATCGCTGTGAAATCAGAATTTGTTTGAATACCAAACTTCGATAGTAACATACTATCACTTTCCATTATACCTAATATGACCATTGGTACTGGACCATTAAAAGCAGCAGTAGGTTCTTCACCATATAAAAAGTCGTGACTGGATAATGTATAACCATGAACATAATAATCTACACCCATCCCATATAAACTAGCCATTTCGTTCCACCACATATGCATCATACTACGCATACCGGTAGTATTGTCTCTACTAGTGAATCTAAAACTATTTTCGCCTGGAGCGGTGTTTACTGTTCCGCTAACATTAATGCATTTACCCATTTTAGAATCCTCCAGAGGCTCCTCTGTTGTAACGTTGTTTCTTTTGTTTGACTAAAAAATATTTATCAGGACCTTTGCGCCATAATACAATACCTGTACTACCCAAATGCTTAGTAGGATAGTTTTTATTTGGAATAAAGAATTTATACTTTTTAGCAACATCTAATACTTGGGCATTAGTTATACGCCATATACCTCTATTGGCTTTTTTGACACCATCTAACATATTGTCAATACTACTATGTATAGGAGCAACAAACTTTTTATAATTAGGCATTAGATTCTGATGTTTACGATTAGGACTTCTTGCTGATCTAAATCTTGGATCTTTGGCGAGGTCTTTATTTTTAACTCTAACCTTAATATCTCTGACTCTTTCGGTAAGACATTGTTTTACTAATGAATTAAAATTTATTGTGGTTGTTCTTGCTGTTGCCATAATTGACTCCCTAATTTTTGTAAGTATGGTACATCGTTAACATCTAATTCTTCCTTCTTATCTAAAAAATCTTTTAGCTTTTTGATGAATTTACTATAATAGTATTTACCATATAATTTATATATCACATTTTCTGGTAGCCAATTTTGATTAGCATAATGTGATAATTCGTTTTTTGTAAGCTCTCTATCGAAAGCCAATTTTCTTAAATTGGATATTGCTAAATTGGTATTACTTAGTTTTATTATATCATCCTCTACTTCATCTAACTTCTTTTGAACCAATTGTTGTAATTTTTGAATTTTGTGTTCCGGCATTGCCTTATATATGTTCAAATCTATAAGGTCTCTTCTTAATTCTCCTGTTAATATATCTACATGTGAAATAGCCTCTTGGAACTTATCAACATACTGTGTTAATTCTAAATCATTATCCTGTTTTTCAATTTTAAGCCATTTTTCGTTCATGACATCATAAGCAGCATCAACTTTATCTAAATCATATTCATGCTGTAAAAGATAATAATTAATAGGATGTGTAGTACCAACAGCTAATTTACCATTTAAAGACTTTACAACTCTTAATATAGCTTCTAGACTTATTTCATCCTTTTCACCACGTGATTCAATTTCAACATTTACATCTATATCCGAACTTATGTTGTATCTATGTGTCACTATACTTCCTATAATATAAAATCGTTTAACAGGATATATACTATTAATTCTTTCAACATCCCTTTGGATTTGTTTTTTGATAATTGATTGTAATATGGGTGGTGACCCATCTGGAAATGAGAATACAGTTGGATCTAAAGAATTACGAGGAATATCAATAGCTGACTCATTTAAGTAGTAATGTCTAAATGGAATAAAATGTTTCATATATATTATTTACTCCAATAAGAGAATAAAAAAGGTGCAATCCGAAGATTGCACCAAATTATTATCATATGTAATGGTTTAGATTACGATACGCTTGGTTGACCAGGTTTAAGACTAGATTTTACCTTAATATTAGACTTGCTCACCATTTTCTTACCGGTATCAGGAAAACTCTTAGGTTCTGGTTTGTTTTTGAATGTTCCCAATGCGCCCTTGGCTGCTGCTGTTTTACCAACAGTACCCTTAACCTTGATGTTACCCTTGCCCATCATCTTTTTACCACCAGCATCACTGAATGACTTAGGTTCTGGTTGGGAAACTGCTTCACCGAATCCACGTTCCTCTTCGCCACCGAAGTCGTCTTCACCGCCGAAGTCGTCTTCAACTTCTTCGTCACCGAAATCGTCTTCGCCCTCTTCTGATTCACCGCGGATGGCCGAAATAACGCTTGTTAAATCGTCTAAGATCATCTCTAAACGAGTTGCAACGTCAACTTCTTCGCCAACATCTTCATCACTGATTTCAGAATCAATATCCTCACCGGTTTCTAAAGAATCCTCATCTCCAAATCCCTCAGTGTCATCAAACATTTCATCTTGTTCGTTAATTGTATTACTAAACAATTGATCGAATGAACTTTTTATCATATTACTTACTCCTTCTGTTTTAACATCGTTTTTCATTTTCATTGCAATAGGTTTCTTAGCATCTACTTCTTTTTTCTTACCAGCTTCATATTCAACTGGGGTTTCAAGATCTTTGACTGCATCGGGACCTTCGCCAGCAGCCTTAGAAAGGGTTGCTGTTTGTTTTTCTTCCATATCCATCTTTTTATTAACTTGTTCAGTGAATAAAGAGGCTAAATTTTTGACATCATTATTATTCATATGTTCTCCATGTTACAATTATTTACCCTTTGTATGATAAAAATAAGTAAAAAATGAAAATATATATTGCGGGGTAAATAACTATATGAGTAAAGAAATAGGTATAGGAACAGCGGAAGCCTTTTATAGAGGTAATAGATTTTTACCATCTGCAAATGTTCAATTTGAGTGGACACCTGAGATGGTCAAAGAAATCAAACTGTGTACAAATAATGTATTACATTTTGCAGAAAACTACTTTTGGGCGGTTACAGTTGAAGAAGGTAAACAAAAATTAGAATTGTATAAACCCCAAAAACGACTATTAAAGGCACTTGAGAAAAATAGATTCGTTATAACATTAGCTAGTAGACAATCAGGTAAATCTACTACTATGACTATATTTGCATTATGGAACACTTGTTTCCAGGCAGATAAGAAAGTTTTAATTGTTGCTAACCGTGAAGATACAGCCAAAGAATTACTTAGACGTGTTAAGTTTGCTTATGAAATGTTACCTAACTGGTTGAAGCCTGGTGTAGAAACATGGGGTCAGACAGAAGTATATTTTAGTAATGGAAGTAGTATTACCATTAGTGCAACATCAAGTACTGCAGCACGTGGTATGTCTATTAATGTATTAATTATTGACGAAATGGCATTCATTCCAGATCATATTATGTCTGATTTCTGGAACTCCGTCATTCCTATTATTTCATCTGGACACACAACAAAGATATTTGCTGTAAGTACCCCAAACGGTACTAGTAATCTATTTTATGAATTATATAGAGACGCTGAAGCTGGTGATTTAAAAACATGGAAACATATTAAGATTGATTGGTGGGAAATTCCTCGTAAACCAAGTAAAGAGGTATGGAAAAATACCATGATGGAAATTCTTGCTAAGAAGGGACAAAACTTTGAACAGGAATTCGGAAATCAATTTGTTGAAACTGGTGAATCTTCAACAGATGTAGAAGTTATTCAAGCATTACGCAATATGAGTAAAGACCCATTATATATGTATGATGATGATCATTATAAAGTTTGGGCAGACCCCAATCCTAAACACATATATGTAATTGGGGTAGATGTTGCTGAAGGTGTTGGTGGATGTGCTAGTGCTGCAATGGTCTTTGATATTACTAATTTAGCTAATATTCAACAAGTTGCTGTATTTCATGATTCTATGATGGATCCATATCATTTTGCTGAATATATCTCAAAAATGGCTAATCAATGGGGAAATCCCCCATTAATGATTGAACGTAATGGTCCTGGTGGACAAGTAGTTGATGCACTAAAAGAAGTTCATAAATACGACAATATAGTTGAATACAATCCTACCTCAACAAAATCAACAGGTAGATTAGGAATATATTCTCACACAAACTCAAAGAACAAAGCTGTAACTAATATGAGATATTGGATTAATAGTATGAGAGTTGTTAATATATATGATATAGCCACTATTCATGAAATGGAAACCTTTATAAGATATGCCAATGGAACTTGGAAAAAGAAACCTGGTAATTATGTTTATGATGATAGAGTTCATGCTATGTTGTGGGCACTCTTTATATTAAGTGAAGATATAGTTACTCAATATTTTGAAATTGTTGAATATGATACAAGAGGTAAACCATTGAAGATCAAGTCTTTAGATGATTTTCCAACAGGTGATTTTGCACTCGACCCTTATTATAATGATACAGGTGCACCGCTTCCTATGCACTTTAATTATAAGAATGGTGGCGAAGTTGAAGATTTACAAGCACAAGGTTGGGAAGTCTGGCAAGATCAACCTTGGGGCGGAGATTTCTTTAACTCTTAGGAGTAAATAATAGATATGAATCCACAACCCGGAATACAAGTTGAACAAGCAGTACTAAACAAAGGTCGTAAAGATAAATTTATTATGATTTTTACGGTTCCTGATGTAATGAAGAACATAATAAGTAGGAATATAAGAACTGATAGATTTGCAGATTTAGATGCAGTTCAGTTTTCCTTATATAATTGTCCTGTTCCTGATATTAAATCTAATCCTATAGAAGTTCCTTATTCTGGTCATGTATATCACACTTCGTCCTATTCAAGACCTGCTTATGAACCATTAGTTATTAATTTTGCTGTGGACAATGAATTCAATAATTATTGGTTATTTTGGAAATGGTTAAGTGTTTTAAATGATCCTATGGATAGTTTTTATGCTGGACCTAAAGTTTCAGGGGAACCTGACAAACACGAAAACGATCTTCCACATGGCAAATATAATTTTACCACAAACCTTCATGTTTTAGGCATGGACGAATATAATAATGCTAAAATAAGATTTGATTATTATGATTGTCTTATCACTACTCTTAGTAAAATTGGATATAATTTAAGAGACCCTGACGAAATAGATTGTACATGCACAATGACATTTAATAAGTTTAATGTTACCCTATTAGACAAAGAGGTTTAAATATTTTTTGGTAAAAAGACAAATAGTCTTCTAATAAGGGTAAATAATTGTATATTTAAAGGAGTATTAATATGGCATTAGCATTTAATAGAACAATTGAGAGCCCAGGCGTCGAAATTCGCGAAATAGATCTTTCTCTATACGCAGGATTACCTGTCGGCACAAACGTTATGGCAATGGGCTTTGCAAGACAAGGACCAATCGATGAATTACTAAACATTACATCAATAGATGAGTTTGAAGCAATCTATGGTAAACCTAAAAACGCAGCAGAGCGTTATTTTTATCATTCATGTCGTCAGATTTTATTGAAGAATGGTAATTTAGTAGCAACAAGACTTCCATACGGCGAAAGCGATGGAGAAGGTTATGGTTCAGAATATAGCATTCTAGCATATCCTATGGCAGCAGATACAGCAACTTTATCAACTGTATGTGTTGTAATGAATGAGTACAATACTTATAACACTTGGTCTGATAGCTTAACAGGCGAGTTTCTTACTTCTGTTGCAATGTCTTCATATTTTACAAAGAGTGATCCATATACAGATATTCAAATATTTGGTGGAGAAGGCGTTTCAGCAAATAATTGTTCGTTCCCATTCCTATCAGCAATTCTTGGTGAAACAGATGGTTGGACAAATGTAGTTTATACTTCAAACACTCCAGTGGTTGCAACAATTCCTGGAGGTTATGAAATTACAAGAACCTTTACATTGTGGAGTGCAGATCGTATTATTCCTGTAAGTGATACAACTTCTGTTTCAGCAGTTTCAGCATACAGATTAGGTGAACCTAAACAGATGATTATTGATGAGCATGAATATACTCAACTATCACAAGGTTCATTCTTGTGGACTGGTGAAGTTAGTGCATTGGCATCTGATTGCAGTCAGTTTACAGACTTCCAAAGTTTAAGTGCAGCTGGTATGATTGTTTTAAACAAGAATCGTGTTGCAACCAATGAATACATGGAAAGCACATATATTCTATTAGCAGATAATAGTAAGGTTGGTTACGGTACAGATTATGATTGTATTACTGGTTTCAAAACCAAGATTAATGATCTAGATTCTTGTGACTTCTTCCCAATTAGAGAATCAAGTCTTAACTTTGAGTTAACTGGTACCTATAAGGCAAGCAGAGGTTCAACTTCTGAACTTATTGAATCTATTGCTACTTATGATTTAACTCCACCTAAATACAATGATACATTAGTAATGGGTGTTCTTAAATTAAGAAAATCAATATACAACAATCAAGGCGTACAACAGATCGTATTAGATCAGGTTGTTCAGGAATCCTTCATTGGTAGTATGGATATGTATAGAAAAGAAGTACCTGTTCGTGGTGCTGTTGCAGAAACATTCTTCTTAGAAGATATTGTTAATGATAGCTCTAACACAATTCAACTATTAATCAATCCATTGGTCAGTAAAACCGATTGGTCTAAGGGTACAGATATTAATGGTGATGAATCTACCAAAGAAATACGCGTTAATGACGAAGCCATGAATGGTTACGCATTAGGTGCTTATGTTCCTAACTATACCAGAAACAAAGCAAGAGAAATTGGTAACTTAGGTGCTAAGATTGAAAGAGCATTAAGATTAGCAGAAAATATTGACTATGTTCCACTAGACATTATTGTTGAAGCTGGTCTAGGAACAATTGGTACATACTGTGCTGTTGCTAATGAAATCAAAAACACAACTGGTGGAAGTTCTTCAAAATTCTACAACCTTTATAGCGGTTGGGATGGTGGATATTACGATGATATGTATCTTCCAGGTATTCTTGAAGATGATGCCGTTGTAGCAGGAACATATCTTCCTGGTACACCAAAATATGTAGATATCAGTCAACCTGGAGTATCTCCAAATGCAAACGATGCACCCGGAATTGGTGTTGCGTTGAAGACACCTGAATATGGTCCTAATGATCGTGGTGGTAGAGATAGCTTTATTGCCAACGAATATCAAGGTTACTTTGAATTGTTCCGTGAGTTCGCTGAGTTTACTCGTAGACCTGGAACTTTGTTCATTGCAGATCCATTAAGACACATCTTTGTTCAAGGTAACAAGGTAATTGGCGAATGTCGTTTATGGGACGAAGAGAATAGCGAGATGATTGATGCTAACTTCCCACAACACATTTACTGGCCTTTAAGAAATCTATATGCTGAATCCAGCACAAGTTACTCATGCGTATACGCAAACTGGGTAAAGGCATTAGATACTGAATCTAATAATCAAGTATGGTTACCATTCTCTGGCTTCGAAGCTGGTATAATGTGTGACGTCGATCGTAATACTTTCCCATGGTTTGCACCAGCTGGTCTAAATCGTGGTCGTATTAGCGGAATTACTCAAATTGGGTACAATACAACTCAAAAACAACGTGATCTTTTATATAGACATAGTTTGAACCCTGTTGTGTTCTTCCCTCAAGACGGATTCGTTGTTTGGGGTCAAAAGACCTTATTGAAGAATCCAAGTGCATTTGATCGTATTAACGTAAGACGCTTATTCTTAGTATTAGAAAAGGCAACAGTTGCCACAAGTAGATATTTCGTATTCGAACCTAACACTATCTTTACTCGTACAAGATTGGTTGACACAATCAAACCTATCTTCGAAAGAGCCAAGAATAACGAAGGTTTATATGATTATATGATCGTTTGTGACGAGCGTAACAATACGCCAGATACAATTGATAGAAACGAATTGATAGTGGATATTTACTTGAAACCAGTTCGTACAGCTGAATTCATCTTGATCAGCTTTATTGCAACCCGTACAGGTCAAGATTTTTCAGAATTAGTTTAAGGAGAATAGAATATGGCATTAGAATATATGTTTCAACCTAAAGGTTTTTATGACATCGCATTTGAGAAGGATTTCTCACGTGACTTTCAATTAAGAATTCTTAACATAGGTAATAGAAGTAATATGTTGATTCAACCAGAGGATAACGTTTTCATTATGACAGCGTCTCTTCCTAAGTACAAAATTCATAACCAACCTACAAAGTTTATGGGTATGAATTTCAACTTACCTGGTTCAGCAGATTACGAAGGTAATGACGCTTGGACTGTAAAGTTTAGATGCGACCTACCATTTGATATTAGACATGCAGTCGAAACTTGGCAGCATCAAGTCTTTACCCAAATGGAACAGCCTCTTTTACAGAGTGCAGTTACAGGTGGCGGAACTGGACTTTATAATCTACCAGATATGGGTCAAACTGTGGAAATGATTCTTCATGATAGAACTGGTAATCCTTATAGACAATATAAGTTAGTCGGTTGTTATCCTATTAGTATCGGGGAGATGTCTTATGACCAAACCGGTAATGGTACAGTTAAAGAATTAGAAGTCACATTGGCATACCAATGGTGGGAATTAATCAGAGATGAGTATCCAGTAATGAATTCCTAATAAATAATTAAGAATAATATACAGCGCTTGAGCATTTGTTCAGGCGCTTTTTTTTGCTCTTGGCATAAATAATTATAAGGATTATATAATTATGTCAGAAGATCTTGTCAATAGGCCATTTAATTTTTACGATGCATTAACTAAAAGTGATTTATCGGAATACGCTCATGCCCTTAAACCATTATGGCTTGTGAGCTTTGAAATGCCAGAGATTATGAGAACAATAATTGGTGGTACTAGAACAATACCTAATTTTAGTGGGGCATATTCACAAGTAAATACTAAAGAAGGTAATCTAATGAATACACAAAATGCAGGTAATGCATTTGGGGGTTATGCATGGGAAAGTATTGATGACTATAATATGACAATGTCTTCAACCCATCAGTGGTTATATAAAACTGGTAATTTATATGCTCATAAAATAAACATTCCTGGTGATTCATATAGTGTTTCTAGAAAAAATGTTGATGGCAATGGCAGAGGTGAAGCTGCAGGACTAATTGGAACTGGTAGAACACCATTTGATAATCTAATGATAGAATTCTTTGAAACTAACTCCTCATTTACTGAATCCGTTATAAGACCTTGGATGATGCATGTTGCTGCTAATAGTATAAAAGTGAATACTGTTAAAACCACAATACATGTTGCTATGTTAGCTATTAAAAATGGAACTAATGAAATTAGAAAATCCTATTCGTTTCATGATTGTTTTCCTGTACAAATAGGTGCTGAGGGTTATGATCAAGATAACGGTATAATGTATCGTACAACACAGTTTGCATATAATTGGTACTCTATTAATGGTTGGGGGCAATATTAATGAATACTTGTGTATTAGATCTATTTGTACCATCAAGGGGTGTATTAATACCATTTAGGGAAATTAACACCCATCAGCAAAAATTGATAAGTAAGGCTTCTATGATTTCTGACAATATTTATTGTACTGAATTTTTGCTTGAACTTTTAGATACTATTAAAAATAGTACAAAGATAGATGATTTAAATATACATGATATGTTGGTTATTCTATTAGGACTAAAGGCATCCAGTATAGATATTAAAGTCCCTTTAAATGTGGTATGTGATAAATGTGGACAGAAACACAAATATGAAATTAGATTAGATAAAATGTATGGCGAAATGTGTAAAATTAATCCTAAAATTATACCTGTTACTATTGGTAGCTATAAGCTTGAAATTGCGGTGCCTAATGTATTAAAGGAAATGTCTATATTATATGAATTGAAAAGAATAGCATTTACAGATGATAAAGATGCCATTGAAAAATCCTTCATATTAAATATTGATAGATATATTAGTAAAATTACCTATAAAACAAACGAAATTGTACAGCTTCCAACACTGGAAGATAAATTAGAATTTTATAGAAAAATGCCAATGGAATCTATTACCCAATTATTAACTGACATACAAAAAGTTCAAATAACATATAAGTTGTTCGATTTTACTTGCGTTGAACCTTGTAAAAAACAATTGTACAGAGTTGTAAACTATGATTTAGATAAGTTCTATTTTATTTTAAAGCTTATCTACAATGAGAGTATTATTGATATTTTAAAGGATACATTCTATCTTCAAAAGATAGGTATACCTATTGACTATTCGGAAAATATAACCCACCAAGAGAGGCGTTTGTTGTGGGGATTCTTTAATGAATTAGAACAAAAGAAGAGTGCGGCGTCAAGAAATAGTACACCGTACGGACCATTAGGAACATAACATGAGCTCATTTTCAGATTTATTTAAAGACGTAGATGTTAAATCATCTTATACTCCCCAACAGCTACAAGACTTCTTTTTAGGTATCAAATCACAGGTTTATGAATTGAATAGTTCTACTGAACCAAACATTAGTCCTAGTCAAATTAAACCACAACCCATGCCTAGTAATATTCCTGTAAGCTTATTAGAACAAGATGTTTTAGAAGAAGTAAAGAATACAGAAAAAATGGATTTGTCTGTTCCTGAAATTATAAAATCAGTCCTGGTGAATAATAATCATAAAGTGGATGAAATTACTATAAAGGAATTGTTAAGTAAGATTAATAATATTGATTGGAATAATATATCTAATCATAAAGATGTTATTACTAATATATTTGAAAGTGTTAAGAAGACTGATGTTTCTGCCGGAGATATAAAAAATATTGAAGGCACCAATGTTAGTGATGAAAATATTATTAATACAATCAATAACACAGATTCATTATATCCAGTACCTACTATATCAAATAATACAAATAAAATAATTGAAAATATTATTTCGGATGAAAAGAAGAATGTTAATGATGAACTGCCACCTGTTGTAACTCCTATTGAACAAGATATAGAAATGCCTGAAGGTGTAACACCCATTAAACAAGATATAGAAATGCCTGAAAGTGTTATAAAGACACCTCTTACAAAAGTAACCAATGTTGAGCACAATATAGATAATAGTAAATCTACAAATCCACATGAAAGTACAAATGAAAACATAACTACTAATATTGAAGATAATATTCATAATTTATTAGTTAAGGAAATAGGTACTAAAGAACAAAATATTGAGAAAGATAAGAACGAAATAGTAGAAGTTAATGATGGTAAGGTTACATCAGTTTTAGATAAGGAAGAATTAAACACCCGCAATATATTATCTATAGGTGACAATATTCAAGATAAATTGGATGTAATATTTAGAAATAAGGGTGGAGATGTTCCTGGTGAAGGACATACAGATACTGTTCCTGCTATGTTGACACCTGGTGAATATGTTGTTAATAAAGATTCTACTAAAGCTTTTAAACCTCTTTTAGAAAGTATAAATAGTGGTGGACTAACATCTAAAAATGTTACTATAGATAAAAATCCTGAAGCTAATATCTTAAAACTTCAAGAAGGTGGACTGGTTAGTTCACAGCCTCCTTCACCTATTAATATAGTTCAAAATAAAGAAATTAGTAAAGATTTAAATGAAGCTAAAACTTCTGAGGCTATACAAAAAATTGGTAATAGTGGTGAAGAAAAAGAAACTGATACAGTAACAGGTGATTCACAAAATAAGGCTACAGGAAATATTGGACAGGCAGGTGCGGGTGGATTTGATAATATAAGAGACCCAGCATATTTAATGAGAATAACCGCATGGGAAAGAATAACTGGTGGAGCGGCCAGAGTTAATACAATATAAGGAATAAAAGATGAGTGTATTTAATATAGCACAAAATGTAGATGGAAGATGGTGTGCAGCTGATGTAGGCGAAGGCGTAAAATCAGTTGTTGATACTCCCTACATTGAATTAGTAGAATATCAGCAGAACCAAGGTGCTATTGTTAATAGTTTAAATTATTGGCAAGACTTTGAAACTAAAAGAAGCGGTGTTGGATCACCATACAAAGGATTATATGTTGCTGAATTAACCGATAACATTTATATATTGCCATATCTTATGCCTGGACATCATTCTGTATCACATACATGGGAACAGGGGCCAGGACCAACAACAGAAAATTATGATCCTCTTAAATGGGCGGTCATGGCAGAAGCATTACAATCTGGTTGGGCCGGTGTTGAACAACCTGAAGCATGGACAAGACAAGGTTTACAAAAAGTAGAAGTAGATTTTTATCTTATTAATACCTATAAACCAGATGAAGACATATTAAAGAATATTTTATTTTGGTATACCTTTACACACCAAAATGTACAAGGTCGCCCTGATGCAATTACATATATCCCACCTTGTATTTATACTATGAATATTCCTGGTGTTCGATATAGCCCTGCTTGTGTAATAGAAGGTCTAAAAATATCAAATGTTGGAGCAATGCATTCACATATTGTTCCAGGTGTTCCCACAACACCGTTTATAGTACCGGATGCTTGGCACATACAATTTTCTATTAAAGAACTAATTGTTGAAAGTAGAGAAATATTAGGAACTGTATTATCAGGTCAGTTTGGTGTAGTAGAAGCAATTCAACAAGGACCTACAATATAAAGGAGAAATAATGAAGCATAATGAAATAAAGGGAGTTTCTAAAATACCAACAATTGATTTGGAAAATATATTTAATGTGTTTACTGATGATGTTATGTTAAATAATCAGTATTACTACAATATTACAAAGACTGTTACTATTCCTGAAGATCTTGACGAAACAAATTATGAATTATATAATGTAAACGAAGGAGATACTTGGACAAATTTATCTTATAGATTTTATGGTCAAGTTGAAGGATGGTGGCTTATTTGTAAAGCTAATAATATATCTAATCCTATAGAATTTCCTAAAGGCGGAACTAAACTTAAAATATTAAAGAGAAATGTTGCAAGACAAATTTTAACGGTAATTAATCAATAATGGCTATAAGAGATTTATCAACACCAATAATGGGGCCTAACGGTCTCGCAACCCAATGCTGGGATGGAAAAGGTTCTAATCCCAGTAATCTTCCACGATGTCCAAATAGTGGAAGTACCGGTAATGCTCCACCAGCACTAGGCCCTATAGGAACTATTGCGACTGATCAGGTAAAATTACAAGGTCGTCAAGAATGGGAATATAAGTTGACACTATTAGATGTAGGTCAAGGTTTTGATAAATTGATTGACCCCTTTAACGTTAAGGAAATATATTATGAAGAAGATGTATTTTCACCTTATGCTAGAGGTTATATAGTTTTAGATACATTTCAAGAAGGTCTTGAAAGAGAAGTTCACGAAACAGAAGTACCTACTTGGCATTTTAGAAATGATGGACGAGATGAACTTCTATTAGGTTTAAAACCGATTAATACACAAGATGGTGTTACTTTACCCCCTGAAGTATGGGAATTTGAAAATGTATTCATAATTTATGATAAAGAAGATATGGGTGGTCGTGCAGATAGTAAGTTCAAGAAGTTTTATTTTTGGGATAAGAACTATCAATTAATGTTAGAAAGAAAAATACAATGGAGTACTGCAACGGGTACAAGACTATATACAGATCCTCCTTTGGAGCCAATATCACATGCATCTGATCTTGTAAGATCAATGCCAACTGGTGAAGCAATTGCATCATTATTATGGGATGCTGGGTTTGATGAATATATTGATTTTGATAACTGGGACTGGGGTGGAAGTAATATCTTTTACACCCAAAAGGCAAATGAATCTGTTTGGGAAACACTTGAATACCTTTTGACAAAACATGTATCAAGAGAAAAATTTGATCATTGTATGTTTACAAGAGATAGATGGACAAGAAAATATCAATTACAACCATACCATAAAGTATTTGAAAAGGCTGGTGTTAGTAGTCCTGGTCCCTATCAAAAAGAACATTTGTTTTTTGAAGAGGGTAGAAATGGTTTGTATAATATAACCTCTGATTTAGAAACAATATTTATTGATAAGACAATTATATCGCCTTGGAAAGCACCACTATTAGAAGGTGTATCCTATGAGATAGATATAAAATCTAATAAATGGGGATTTATTACTTCATACTTTTTTACAGACATGGCTGGTATTGATAGTTCTAAGGCAATGGTAACTAAACCTGTTCATACACACTGGAATAAGAAGAATCAATTTGTAATGAATGTCGAAGCTAATGAAATTGAAACCATTCGTGAAGACTTTATTGTTCCTGAACGCGTAGACTATGTATTGGGTAAGTTTCCATTATATACATTAAATATGACTAAAAAAGATCAGATAGCTATTGACCCTAGATACGATTTAAGTAGTAATTTAGATCCTGAACAGGATGCTCTTTCAAGATTAGTTAAAGGTAGAAATGAAACAGTATTTGCTGATTTGTTTTTAAATGAAGTCTTTAGTTTAAGTATGTACGGAAGTACACATAGACAAGCAGGCATGTTTATAGGTATTGATAGAATTGGTAATAGTGATCATGATTTTGATTGGAAAATTTTAGGACAATGGTTTGTTACAAAAGTAATCCATACCTTTACATATGGTAGATATGATAATAAAGTTATTATGGTCAAATTACATGCATATGATGAATTTAAATTAGCCCCTGATGAAAGTATAACATAATGAAAAGTAAATTTGTATCAATGTTTCCTTTACCACCGGATACTGCAACTGGTAAAAGTGGTTCTAGTATAACATTCTTAAATCCTAATACAGAAACTGAACATGACTATATAGATTATGGTATTACAGATGCATCCTTATATATTTTGCCACCTAATGAAAGTAAGAAATGGTGTGATGGATTCATGTCTGCCTATAACTATATTAACAGGGTTGATGCAATTGAATTACAAGGAGCGAAATGTTATCTTCAATGGGTAGATAGATTAGTTTATGAAATAGGTGTTATACATACTGAATTTTATTCTGGTGGTGTTGGTGTTAGAACATCTTATACCGAAAGAAATGTAGGAAGAAATACACAGGAAGATATTGTAAAAATTGGTGCACCATCAAATGCATATGCAAGACCTTGTTCTCCTGTAGTAGGTGTTACAACAGCTAAAAAGCCTCCAGAGACTAGAAAATGGATACATGAATTACGTTATATTCATCCTGAGGTAGATTCACAAATTGAAAATCTATTACTGTTCAAACCTGTATCAGAACATATGGGTGAAAACGTAATTACATACAATTCTGATGTTGCTGCTATTGATGTTCATGAATGGAAAGGTGCTACTAAAACAGATAAAAATCTTATTGATCCGTTGTGTGTAAAAGCTTATGGAACACCCCATGTACTTAGGGAAATTATTCGTGAAAGAATGATTTCCGATGAACCAAATGAAATTAATGCTGCATGGACTAAATTGAACAGTTACATGCATGATAATATGACTATTGAAGTAGATTTAACAACTGCTGAAGGGACTGGTTTATGGACAACTGGTTCTAGAGATCCAAGAGAACCACATGGTTTATGTTACGTAAACGACAAGTATCACCCTATTGATTATATTGATCCTATTAAGGTTCCTGTTGCTAATGATCTATTTGGATACCTAACAGATGCTTGTCAATTAGTTAATCATATGTATCAAATATATAATCAGGTTAGAAGTGAACACAGACCTATAATGTATTTGCCTGCAATAGTAAAAAGTGTTGATAATGATTGGACAATATATAAACCTGAAGTACCAATAGGTGGCTATGAACCAGCACCTATATTAGTTGATTTTGAATTAGATAAATGGGGTTATTCAGTAACACAAGTATTTAATTATAGTTGGACTATTGGTGTTGGACTAGAAATTGAAGAAACATATCCTAGAAAGAAATTAGGATCTGGTACCTTTGAAGCAGATATGAATGGTAACAAATTGAAGAATACTATTACATATACAGTTGATGACAATCATTTAGTTCCTGAGGTGGATTTAGTTAAGCCCCCTGTATAAGTAGAATAATTTGGAAATTATTTAGGAATTTGTATATATTAGGGTAAATAATATTATGAATGAATATTATGTATATGCTTATTTTGATCCTACTGTAACTGACAATTTTAAACCCTTTTATATAGGTAAAGGCAAAGGGCGAAGATATTTAGATACAGGATCTAGGAAATATAATATGCATTTATATAATAAGATACAAAAATTAAAAAAAATGGGATATAAAATTAATCAAATAACCAAAATTATGTATACTAATTTGGACGAGACAACTGCGTTAAACAAAGAAATTGATTTGATAAAACAATGGGGAAGGATTGATTTAAATAACGGTGTACTATTAAATAGAACAGATGGTGGTGACGGTGTTGTAAATAGATGTTCATATGCTAAGCTTTTAAAATATAAGGATGATGTAGTTGACATGTATTTTAATAAAAACAAAACCCTCTTTGAAATTTCTAAGTATTATGGTTTTAAATCTTTAACTCCAACTAGATATTTGTTAAATAATATATTAAAATTAAATTTAAGGCGGGCGGGGGTGCCACATCGAATATTAGATAAGAGTGGTATAATTAGTGACTATAAAAATAATTATTCAATTTTTCAACTATCAATTAAATATAAATGTGATAGATCATCAATAATATATTTATTAAAGAAAAACAATATTAAAATAGTTGATGGTCGCTACAGTAGTAAATTGCGCGGGGGAAAAAATTTGTCAATGTTGGATAAATATAGAGATGACATTATTAAACTATATAATGAAAAAAATTCGGTTTATAAAATATCAAAAAAATATGGTGTTGATTTTAGTACAGTTAAAAATCTATTATTAAAAAATAATATAAAAATTATTGATAGGCGGGTTAAAAATATATGAATATAAGAAAATACATAGGCAACTACATCGGTGTGGTTGTGATGAACACCGATCCCGAAAAACGTGGGCGTATTAAAATATGGGTACCTCATGTTGGAGCAACAGTTTACGAAAATTGGAATGAAGATAAATTAGATAAAAACTTTATCTTTCCAGATAAAACTATGTCTCCTGATTTATCTAAAGTCCTTCCTGAATTAAAAAGAATATTACCATGGGCAGAATGTGCAATGCCATTATTTGGTGGTAATGCTCCAGGTCGTTATAATGCATTAGATGAAAAAGGTTCTTCATCAGATAGTAATTATTGGAAAGATGACAATTACGTTGAAGGTAAGCGACCATCAGAGATGTTTAAGAAAGACTATCCAGATGCCTTCTCAGAAGTTAACAATGTAGGAAATCGATTTACCAACCCTCATTCACATCAGTATAAACCATCCGCATATAGTAATTTAGCTAGAGGGTTGTTCTCTATTCCTAATGTAGGAGCACACGTTTGGGTATTCTTCCAAGATGGAGATCCTAAGTATCCTGTCTATTTTGCAGCAACAGCTGGTGAAGAAGATTGGAAACGAATTTATACTCTAAATCAAAGTACTGAAGAAGATTTAAAAGATTTCGGTTCACCTGATTATCCACAAAGTGCAGAGAATGTTGATAAACAAGATACTGGATTTTTAAATACAGATACTAAAACCTTTAGATCTAAAATAGTATTCAATACTAATAAACACTCTATTGAATTAATAGATACTGATTTGCGTGAGATATTAAAGTTTACTCATTATAACGGTTCCTTTTTAGAATTCAATAATTTTACCACCTCACAGTTAGCCGCTGGTAACGATCAAAAGTTAGTTGTAGGTGACCAGTTCTTAACCGTCAAGAAGAATCAAAGTACTTTTGTTCAAGATCATGTAGATCAAATAATTGGTGGTGATCATTTTAGAACAATAGGACAATTTGATAAAGATACAGTACTTCAAATTAAAAGTATTCTAAAAGAAATTCATGATAGGAAGCGCCTATTCGAAATTAAACGTTCTGCTGCGATTGTTGATGATAACGGTACCTGTGGAGAAACTTTTGAAAATGCTAATGGGGTGTCGCCATTACAAACTAAAGCTGGCGGTCCAGCACCTTGTCCTACTTGTTGTAGTGGTAAAGTTTATCACATAGTAGTAAATGAATGTGATACATTTTCTTGTGAATCCTGTAGCACTAATACAATCTCGCCAGGTGTTCATTTAATTGAAGATAAAACTGGTTCTTGTGGTGTTAAATGGGTTTTACCTTGTAAAACATGTTGTGGTGCAGGTATAAGTCCTAGTACTCAAGATGGTAGTTGGGCAGATGATGATTTAAAACAAAGTCTTGCAGGGTTTATCCATGGTAAACAAGCTGACTTATTTCCTTTACAAAGATTATTGGGTAATGGTGGTAATGAAATAGTATCTATTCATGGAAACAAAACTGAAACAATTGGACAAGTATTTAACGATTTTGAAGGTTGGAGAAAAGACCCCACTGGTAAAATTCGTGTTGCT